GCACGTCATCGCGCACGCACTCGTCGTGGCCGGGCATGTAGGTATAGCTGCAGCCTTGGAACGTCAGCGCGCCGTAGTGGCGAGCGACGTTGAAAAAGCTGCACGACACATTCGTGAGTGCATACGGCGCTCGCTGGTGCAGCACTTGCGCGGCACGCACTTCGGCGGCGGTGAGGTAGCTGGTGCGTTCGGTCATCGGATTTGAATCCTATGCCCGGCCACAAGCGACACCCCAGGCACCACGGCACCGGCAGTGAGCGCTGCCTTTAGCGCAGCCTTGTCGGGCTCGGTCTTGACGGTGGTTCGCACGTATTCGGACGGCAGTTCTATGCCGTCAGCGATCACGACGCTAGGCGGCTTCTTCGCCACCTTCGCGGCCCATTCGTCGGTGCTGATCTCGCCCATGCCGGTCGCTTCCATTGCGCGCAGGGCGTATTCCCGCAGCCACTTGACGCGGTTATCCAGCGACTCGGCTCGATCTTTCATGCGCTTGCTTGCGGCAGCGGCGCCGGTGGCTTCGATTTCCAGATCGAGGCTGTACGCAATCACTGCGCGCAGTTTGTCCTTCAGGTCGCCGTCCATGCTTTCCAGCGTGTCGGAGTAGGTGGTGGCGTCGAGGTCAAGCTGGGCCAGCGCGTCGAGTTGGGCGCGGTATTCGGCAACACATTCGTACAACTTCACGTTGTCGCTCCTTCACGCTTCTTGCCGGCCGCGCGAATCGCGACCCAAGCTTCGCGGTCTCGCACTTCCTGCGCCGCTGCCAGGCCATCGGCCACCATCGCAGCAAACGAGTCATCGTCGCACTGCTCGATGGCTTGCAGCCAGTCGGCCAGCGTGTGCGGGTCCATGCCGTGCGCGACTTCGTGCGTTTCGGCATCGGCGTCAGGCGTGCCTTCGGTCGGGATGGCGAAGGTCTGAAAAGCCGCGTACTTGTACGCTGCCGACATTGCCTTGTTCGTGGCCTTGTCGCCGCTGTCCATTGCTTCGCCGATCATGCGCGCGGTGGTCTTGCTGCCGTCTTCGGCGCTCACAAAGTCAAACTCTGCTTCGATGACGACATAGAACAGCGCGCCACCGGACTTGCTGCTACGCTCGGTACAGGTGCGGCTGATGACGCGCGGGATGATGACGAGGCCATGCTTTGCCAGCAGTGGCGACAGCGCATTGAGCACGTCGTCGATGCCGCGGAACTTGAACCCGGCGCCTTGTGTGTTCGTGCGGTTCTTGGCAATGCCGACTTGAGACAAGTCAGCTTGCACAGCGTTGATTGCTTGGTAGACGTTCATAGCAACCTCAAAACGCCGGCTTGGGGGCGCAGTCGTTGATATTCGTGCGCTGCTGTTCGATTGTTTCCAACAGCACGCTTTGGCGCATGTCGCCTCGAATCTCTGCTTCAAGGGCGGCCAGCGCGATAAAAGCCTGACCGACTTGCAGCCGCAAGCCGAAGATGTCGTCTGCAAACTTCACTGGTGTAGTCATAGTGTGTGTCCTATCTGCTTCTTGGTGAGTGGTTGAGGGCGAAGCAAAGCCAACCCTGTCTGAGTTGACTAGCTTCTCTGCTTCCCGGAGCCGCGGCATCGGTGCTTCGGCGTGGTCGATCCAAAGGCGCCACGCTTGCGATCCTTTTGCCTGCCTCGGACAGACACCCACGGGCGACCGCATTACGCCAAAACCCGCCATGCCGCATGTGCCTGTTGCGGCCCTGTCGCGCACACACAGTCGTCCCGAGTGCGCCAGAAAGCAAGAAGCCCCTTCGGTCCCTGCTCCCCGTGGCGGAATCACGGTCCCCTTTCGGGGTGGAGCATGGGCCGAAGGGGCCACACACATTACCAAAGATTCCGCCAATGGTGAACTGATGATAGAGCATGGTTCAATAGTCAGTCAAGCAGCTACCACCAGATGAGGTATGCCGCAGCCGCACCAGCAGCGATGATCCCCCACGCGACGACGACATACGGCATGCCGTGCGTGAGTCCTTCGAGTGCGCCGAATTCAGAGTCTTCATCGTCAAGCTCGCTGGCCGCATGCGCCGCTTCATGGCTTGCCGGCCGGAAGTCCATCGGCGGGTGTTGCCGGCGCGGAACTACCATCGTGTCTACAAAATCGTCGGTCATGTCAACTCCAGAAGATGAGGGCGGCCAAGAAGCAGGCGAACAGGATCAGCGTCACCCACTCGGCCGGGTGCCATGCGCGAGGCTTGACGTTGTGCTCGACGGCGCAGGCGTAGTCGGCTTGGCTTTGAGCGGTGCGGGCGGTCCTGGTCCAGACTCCGGGGCGGCTGAGGAATGCGGGGCGAGTCATTGCGCCCTCGCTTTCAGCATGGCGTCGGCGAGCATGTAGGCTTCAATCGCAATGCCCTTTTGCGGCGTTGAGGCAATGCGTGGGGTGGTGTGCTGGCCTGCACAAATGGCAGCAATCAGCTGCGGCATAGCATGCGCAGCGAAGTAGTCGCGCAGCGTCATGCCGGGCTCGGGGTACGGGTATCCCACCGCAATGCCCGCCGCAGTGTCTTGCGGTGGCATCAGCGGGAACGCCGCCCCGCCGTCGTCGCGCGGATTGTCTTGACCTGGGATGTCGCGCGCCGACACTCCGGGCGGCATGTTGAAGCCACTCATCGCTCACCCATCCCGCCGCAGTCGCGGCACGTAGAGCCATCGAACATCCCCTCACCGCTGCCGTTGCAAGTCGGGCAGATGCCGACTTCATAATCGTCGTCAAGCTCGGGCGCGGGTTCGTCCTTGTCTTCGGGCGCATCGTCCCAATCGAACGCCCGGGCCAGTGGCGGCGGCGGGTTCTTCGGGTAGGCCTTGATAGGCCAAGGGAGATTGCTCATGCTGCCTCCCTGCTGAGTTCATCGGTCGCCAGCGTCACCACGTCGGCCTGCGGAACGTCGGTGGTGATCGTCAACACGAAGTCGCCGTAGCCGTAGCCTTCGCGCTTGATCTCAGTGACGCGGACGTAATCCTCGCCGTCCTTGCGGGCAGCGTTCAGCGTGCCTTCGATGGCCTGGCAGATGGCCTGTTCGGTCAAGGTCAACTTGCAGAGTCCGGGGAAATTCATGTTGCACTCCTGGCACCGTCAATGTGCAGTGCCTGAACATGACTCTACTCTGCCGGCGCCGCTTGTCAAGCACATACGCAAAGAAAAGATGAAAAAAAGTGTGCGGATCAACAAAGCCGGATGCGCACGGATGCTTGACAGCGGGGCATGACTAGGGCAAGATGCTGGGCATGAAGACACCATGCCTATATCGTCATTTCTGCCAAAACGGGACGTTGCTCTACGTTGGGCAGACCATGAACGTGATGAATCGGACACGATCGCACGAGCAAGCTAGTTCATGGTTCAAGCAGGTGGCGCGTATCGATGTTGAACCATTCCCAACTAGGGCGGAGGCCACCATTGCAGAGCGCACTGCCATCATGACGGAAAACCCGAAGTACAACTTGGCGTTTCCAAAGGAATCCAGCAGACAAGCGATAGAAGCACGGCGAGCCAAGCGCGTGCCAGTTAAAGCCTCCGGCACGCCGACGCTATTGGATCGGGTAAGGGCAAAGATGATGCCGCTACAAGGCAACGCACTGCTTGAAGTCGGCGAGGCAACAGGGATCAGCTATGACACGCTGCGGCGCATCAAGCTGCAACTGTGCGACCCGGCCTTCAGCAAAGTGCAGAGGCTGGCCGAGCATTTCCGGGTGGTGCGGCGATGAGTCACGCCGAAGCGCCCATGAGGACTACTCCACCCGCATGGGCCGGCGCTTTGGGGCGGTGCGTCCGAGCTGGGCGCGTAGACGGGTCGGGCACGATCCGTAACGTCCTTTTTTTGGCATTAACATGAATAACGCGCAGATAGTGGAAAGTAGAACCACGGGCAGGCACCCCCTGCCAGGTGAAGGTGCGATACCTGTCTCTGCGCTCCATTTCAGAACCGGCCGGCTTGAAGAAGCAAAAGGCATGGTACTAACCCACCACTACAGCCGGCGCGTGCCGTCGAATGTGCAGATGGTGGGCAGCCTGCACCTAGATGGCGGGCTATTCGGTGGCGATGGCCCGATGGTGGCCGCCGCGTTTTGGACTTTCCCGCCGACACGATGGGCCGAAACCGTGGTTGAACTGGCGCGACTCGTGCGAGGCGATGAACGGGCACCGCTTACGTTTTTGCTTGCGCGTTGCGTGCGCGAACTGAGGCGCCACGGGCACGACTTGCTTGTGAGCTTTGCAGACAAGACGCAAGGGCACGAGGGTTACGTGTACCGGGCCGCGAACTGGCGCTATGCAGGTTGCCGCGAACGCCGCATGGATGGCCTGGTAGTGAACGGAACCCTGATCGGCGGGCGGGCGTGCAACCATCAATTCGGCACGCAAAGCCCTGACAAGGTGCGGGCGTTGAAACCCGGATGGACGATTGAACCACACTACGACGAAGGCAAACACTGCTATTGGCTGCCGCTTGGCACCAAAGGTGAATCGAAGGCCAGTCGTCTTGGTTTGGCAAGCATTCAATTTCCAAAGCATTGAAAACATGAAATTCTCTATTGACTGGCCGCCCGGCTTTGTCTCGCGCCTTGTCGTGGATCCGAAGACGAAGCGCTTCGAGACAGAGTACGCACGGGCGCAGCGCTGCCGCGACGGTGGCGGGTTCGATGCGCACACGATCAATCAGCCGGGCAACGTCGAGTTTGTGCAGCGCGGCCCGGTCAAGATGATGAGGAAGCCATGACCCGCCGCTACGTCACCCAGGGCCGCATCCTCATTGCAGAGCTTAAGCGCCGTCCCATGACCTACGCGCAAATGCTGCGCTTCGGGCAGGGCAACTCGCCGTGGAAACGGGTAGCGGAGTGTCTGTGGCCCGATGAAAAGCTGATCAAAGGCAAGCACGCCAGCGGCTGCGTGACGTGGGCAGTTCGGACCGTGCGTCCGACCCGCTGGACCGCTTGACTCTGAGGCTCTGTCTGCTATCATGTGTTAACGGTTAACCGAGGTTGCGCATGGCTGGATTCTTCACAAAATTGGACGCTGGCATTACGGATTCAACGATCTGGCACCAACCAGACCACACGCGATTGACGTGGATCACGATGCTTGCAATGGCGGATCAGCACGGTTATGTTGGCGCTTCTATTCCTGGCCTTGCTTCTCGGGCTCGGGTTCCGCTTGAGTCCTGTGTGGCCGCGCTGGAATGCTTCAAAGCTCCTGATGAATACAGCCGCACCAAAGACCATGATGGACGACGCATTGCGGAAGCAGAGGGGGGATGGGTGCTTCTCAACCACGCCAAGTATCGGGCTGCACAGAGCAAGGAAGCCAGGCGTGAGCGGTCGCGTATTGCAATGGCCGAATTGAGGGCTAGACGCAAGGCGGAACAGACACCAGTGGTTAACGGTGATCAATCGTTAACCAAGTTACCACAAGCAGAAGCAGAAGCAGAAGCAACAAAACTAGAGGCTACGCCTCTTGTCGTCTTGCCCTCGGCAAAACGACTCCCGGCATGCCCGACAGATGAGATCGTTGGCATGTATCACGCAAAGCTGCCAATGCTCCCGAGGGTCGAAGTCATGAATGACGGCAGAAAAAGATCGCTGTCGGCTAGGTGGAAGCAGATTCTTGCAGAGCCTGAGTTTGCAAAGAATGAAGACCCGCGATCCGAGGGACTAGGTTGGTTCGCGTGGTATTTCGACCATGCTGCAAAGTCTCCATTCCTGACGGGCAAGGCCAAGAACTGGCGGGCCGACTTTGATTTTCTGATCAACCCGCAAAAGTTTGTCAAGGTTGTCGAAGGCCACTATCACAAGGAGCAGGCGTGAGTCTCAGAAGCGTTCAAACCCGAGAGCCTGACGAGCCGAAGCAAAGCGGGAAGTGCATCGCGCATGGTTGTCCGCTTCCGGGATCAGTCAGCCACGACGGATCACGGTTTCTGTGCAGCCACCATGCGTGGGCAGACTCCGAGAAGTGGCAAAGCATCACGCGCGGAATCCGTGAGCATGATTGGTTGACGGGATTCATCTGCGACATATGGCCCGGCAAACTTAGCCGCGAGTGGCGTGAGTACGCGACAAAGTTTTGGGAAGCGGCCGAGCCTTACATGGTGCCGGAGGAATCTGAAACGCAAGTCATGTATCTGTATCGGCTGCACTTGTCTCTGGCGCATCGCGTGGGAGCTAGGGCTGATGCTCCGAAAATTCTCAAGCCAGCGGGTGCCGATCTGCCAAAACGGCAAGGCACTCTAGGCGCAATGCTGGATTTCGCATGAGAAGCGACGGCACGCAAGTCGAGCGTCTAGCAGACGTGATAACGCTGCTCAAGCGCCAGCCTTACACGGCCGCGGAGTTGGGCAAGCGGCTAGAGGTCAGGGCCAGCACGGCGCGGCGCTGGTGCGAAATCCTGCACTACAAAGGGCACGTCACATGGCGACCGACGACAGTTCGCGGGCAGCAGGCGCGAGCATGGGAGTGGGTATGACGCACGACCGCACCGACACCATCCGGCTACCGAATGACGTATCCCGCTGCGAGCCGTCCGGGCAGTGCGTGGTCCGCGGAACCTGCGCCCGGTATCAGGCTGCATATCCGCAGTACGGCGGAAGCTGCACGGACTTCTCGCTTGACGCGAACGGCGGCGGAACGGTGCTTTGCGCCGGGTATCTCAACTCGCACCAGTACCGCAACCTGCCGAGGCCGATTGCCAGGCCGCGACACTTTGGGCCGCTCGAATGAGACGGGTTAGGCCCTGTGGTTGACAAAACGACGAAATAGCCGCAAACCAAGGTTGACAAAATGAGCAAAACACCGACTCAGGACGTGAGTGCCATTCCGATAGCCTGGGCTTCAAGCGTTGGGTGGCGTGCAAACCAACTGATGAGTGCGGAGCAGTACCGCCAGTGCCTGCTAAAGAACCGCACAGACTTCGACGTTCCGCTGTACGGGCCTGACGCGCTTGTCAACGCCGCAGCCGCTGAGCGCGAACGGCTGGCGCAGTTGTTTGACATGCCAGCGACGATGCACGGAGAAGCGGAAGACTGGTGCCGCGAGGTGGCGGCCCGTATTCGCAGGGCCTAACGCTAGGTTAAGCGGGGACCAACAGCCATGACCAAGCCTGAAGACGCCACGGTGCCGACTGCTGTTGGTACTCCGCTTGAACCGTCAGTTGGGCGGCTGCCGGACGAAGCCACAAATGCTTGCGGGCCGCGTGGCACCTACGGCTGCGCCTGCGCGCACCACGACGGCGGCATGTGCGCCTGGATCCGCTACGGCGGCGATGGCCCGGAAGACCCCTGTGAATGTTTGTGCCACGGATGGCCGGAGGATGAAGATGACTACTTGGGATGACGAGTACGTGACCCTGCTGGAGGACTGCGAGAAGCGCAGTGAGCGCCTGAGCGATTGGGAACTCGGGTTCGTGGACTCGCTGCAGCGCGCCATGAAGGCCGAAACTGAAGCCGCGCTGTTGCGGGCTGCGCTGGATGCCGAGACGGCGCGCTGGGAAGAAGCCATGCGCCTGACTTGGAAAATGGTGGACCCGTTTAACCCGGCTGGCCAGCCGGGCAGCTACTGGCGCGGCCAAGACGCTGGAATCGTGGCCGCGCTGACAACACTGCGGGCGAACCTGAAGACGCCCAACGCTAGGTTAAGCGGCGCCGGCACGGCGTCCGCTTGAACCGACAGTTAGCCATCACATCTTTGCACGCCACCAATGCCCGCCTACTACAACGAGTTCAACCCGCAAGCCTCGCTTGAGGCTATGCACAAGACGGGGCCGCTGCTAGCCGAAGCCAGGGCTGAGAGAGTCTGGATTGAGGAATACCGCAAGAGCCTGAAAGCGATCCTGATGAAAGAGCATGCCGCGCTGCCGGCCGTGGCGCAGGAGCGAGAAGCCTACGCAGACCCGCGTTACCTAACGCACCTGGACGCGCTCAAGACGGCAGTCGAGGCAGAAGAGGCGGCACGCTGGCGCATGGTGACGGCACAGGCGGCGGTGGAGGTATGGCGGAGCATGGAAGCAAGCAATCGAGGAATGGACCGAGGAACCAGATGACGAGAAAACGAAGGCCGACAACGATCAACTACTTGTCGGTGGCGGCACTGATGCGGGCGCTGCTTGACGGCCCTGCAACGGTCAAAGACCTGATGCACGAATCCGGGTTGAGCGCGTGCACCTGCCGGCGGTACGTCAACGCACTGCGCAAAGCGCGCGTGATCCACGTCAAGTTATGGGATGTGGACTCCTACGGAAAACGGTCGCTGGCAAGCTATGCGATAGGGGACAAGGACGATGCACCGCGGGCGCCGAAAAGCAACGCCGAGCGCGAGGCGGCGAGGCGCGAACGGCTGCGGCAGAAAAACCGCACCCGGCGCATCAACAGCATCGTGCAGGCGAGTGCGTCGGCATGAGACGTGCAGCCCGGGTCGATGCCACGCAGGCCGAAATCGTGGCAGCACTCCGGGCTGGCGGCGCCTATGTCTTCATCATCGGACTTCCGGTCGATCTTTTGTGCGGATTCTGCGGAAAAACAGCGCTCATTGAATGCAAGACCATGACCGGGATGAAAAAACGCAAGCAAAGCCGGTTTACGGCACTGCAAACGTCATTCATGCGCGATTGGATAGGCGGCACGGTTGCTACCGTGACCGATGCGGAAGGCGCAAGGCGACTTTTGGAGGTGATGCGTGATAAGTGAGCGACTACTAACGCCAGGTCAGGAAGGATCAGAGCAAGCGTTGCAGATTTTGCAACTGTTGCACCAGACCACGCCAGCCGGCGGGGTGTCGATCACCGATGTCTGCGCGCTGCTGCAAATGAGCCAGCCTGTAGCCAAAGCAGCGCTCAAAGGGCTATATTCACGCGGCCGGGTGTGCACCGATGGGCACGGCATGGGCGCGCGGTGGGTGATTAAGGTTGCAGAATGAACGAATCGGTTCATAATTCGACCGCTATGGCTGAAACGGAACTAAAACCTAAAAATAAGGGCCAATTTAGGCCCGGTGAGGGTGGGCGGCCGAAAGGTGTTCAGAACAAACTGCCCAAAGAGGCGAAAGAAGTCATAGCCGAAGCCGCAAGCCGGTTAGGTGGTGTGGATCGCCTGATCGCATGGGCGCAGCAAGACCCGTTGAATGAGCGGGCATTCTGGGCCAGCATCTATCCCAAGCTGCTGCCTCTCACGGTGAACGCAAACGCGACGATTACGGTACAGCGAATCCAGCGCCTGATCGTTGACCCGAAGTGCGAGACCTGAAGATTGAGACAGCGCGGGCATTCGTTCCGCTACTCCAGCCATCACGCTACAAAGCCGCACACGGCGGGCGAGGGTCAGGCAAAAGCCACTTCTTCGCCGAGAAACTGATCGAGGACTGCATAGCAGAGCCAGGAGAGTCTGGCGGCCAGGGCATGCGGTCTGTCTGCATTCGAGAAGTGCAGAAAGACCTGGCGCAATCGTCCAAGCTGCTGATCGAAACCAAGCTCAAGGCGTTGGAGCTAGGCGAGCCCGACGGGTTCAAGGTGTTTCGCGACGTGATACAGACGCCAGGCGACGGGCTGATGATCTTCAAGGGCATGAACGATTACACGGCCGATTCGATCAAGTCTCTTGAAGGCTTCAAGCGCGCGTGGTGGGAAGAGGCGCAGACGGCGACAAGCCTGAGCCTTGAGCTACTGCGCCCAACGCTGCGGGCCGAAGGCTCTGAGATATGGTTCTCGTGGAACCCGCGGCGCAAGATCGACCCGGTCGATCAGATGTTCCGCAGCGCGCAGGCGCCGACAGGCTCAATAGTCGTCAAGGCGAACTGGCGCGATAACCCGTGGTTTACTGGCGTGCTTGAGCAGGAACGGCTAGATTGCCTGCGAGACAACCCGGAACAGTACGATCACATCTGGGAAGGAGGGTATATCTCAGTCGTCACGGGCGCATACTTTGCTAAGCACCTGACGGCAGCGCGGGCAGATGGGCGTATTGGACGGGTTGCACCGGACCCGCTGATCAAGATCAGGCTCTTTGCCGACATCGGCGGCACTGGCGCCAAGTCTGACGCGTTCGCACTCTGGGCGGCGCAGTTCATCGGCAAAGAGATTCGCGTCGTCAACTATTACGAAGCGCAGGGCCAGCCGCTTGACGCGCACCTAGCCTGGTGTCGGTCGCAAGGCTATACACCAGACCGGGCATCGTTTTGGTTGCCGCATGACGGCGCGACAAACGACAAAGTTTATGACGTGTCATTTGAGTCAGCGCTGAAGAAGGCGGAATACGCCGTTACCGTGGTGCCGAATCAGGGCAAGGGCGCGGCTAAGGCGAGAATTGAGGAAGTGCGCAGGCTATTCCCGGCCATGTGGATTGACGAGGACAAGTGCTCAGGTGGACTGTCAGCGCTAGGCTGGTATCACGAAAAGCGCGACGAAGATAGGAACATCGGGCTCGGGCCTGAGCATGATTGGGCTTCGCACGGCGCCGACGCATTCGGGCTAATGGCGGTGGCGTATGAGCCGCCGCGGTCAACGGTATTGCAGAAGATCGATTACAGCACTCGCGGCATCGTATAGACACACGTAACAAGGTCGGCTAATATGGGCATAGTCCGTGAACGGCAGATTGAGAAAGCCATTAACGAAGTTGATGCGCTTGTGACGCTGCTGACATCGGTTAACGTGAGCCTCGCTGCGCTTGAAGAGCGCGTGAAAGCCCTAGAAGATGACCATCGACAACGAAGCGCTTCTAGCGGCAATCGAGGAAGGCCGAGAAAACAGCTACGGGACGGATGAAACATCTGATCTAGGCGCAAAACGCGCTCGGGCCATCGAAGCATATCTCGGGCTCAACAACAATCCCGCACCGGAAGGCAGATCGCAGGTCGTTGATCGCTCTGTCTACGAAACAATCTCCACCCTGATGCCATCGCTGGTCCGTATCTTCGCGGGCAGCAGCGATGAGGTCGTGAAGTTCACGCCGGGCGGGCCGGATGACGAACTAGCCGCAGAGCAGACGACGGGAGTCGTCAGCCATATCGTCACGCAGCAGAATCCGTGGGAGCAGATCGTCGGGGATTGGATCCACGACGCCATGCTGCTTGCCAATGGGTACGCATACGCATACTGGGATTCGTCCGATGCGATGGTGCGCGAGACGTACACCGGGCAATCCGACGATCAAATCGCGCAACTGCTGGCTGATCAAGAGGTCAAGGTCGTCCAACACTCGCAGCAACCGGACGTAGAGGCCGACAAAGCCGCGGCGCAGCAGTTCCAGCGTGCACAGCAGCAGTATCAGCAGATGATGCCGCAGTGGCAGCAAGCCGCACAGCAGGCGCAGCAGCAGGACCAGCAGCCGCCACCGCAGCCGCCACCACCGCAGCCGCCGCAGCCGCAGTTCCTGCACGATGTCGTGATCGAGCGGCGCGAAAACTCGGGAAAGGTCTGCATCTCTGTCCTGCCGCCAGAGCACTGCTACGTCAGCCAGGACACCCCGGATTGGACGCTGCGGCAGTGTCCGTATTTCGAGTTTCGGCAGGAGAAAACCATTGCCGACCTGCGCGCGATGGGCCTGGACGTGGCCGATGATGTCTCGGACGACGAGGAAGAAACGGACGAAGACGACGCGCGTGATCGGTTCGGCGAGGACAGATGGGGCGAGGGCGACGAAAAGGGCGTCATGCGCCGTGTCTGGTGCCGCAGTATCTGGGTGCGCGCCGATGCTGAAAACGATGGTGTCAGCCGGCTTTACTACGTGATCGCAGTCGGGCGAACCATCTTGTTTGCAGAGCCTACGGGACGCATTCCGGTCTCGTCCATGACTCCGCAGCCGATGCCGCACCGGCATATCGGAATGAGCATCGCAGAGACTGTGCTCGATATTCAGGACGTGAAAACCGCCGTCAAGCGGGGCGGTCTGGACAACCTGTATCTAGCCAACTCGCCGCGTTCGTTGATCAGCAGCCGCGTCAGTCTGGACGACATGCTGGATAGCCGGCCGGGTGGCGTGGTTCGCATGTTGGATGACAGCATGCCGGGTGAGGGGCACATCGTCCCTGTCGTGCATCCGTTCGCGTTTCAGGAAATCATCGGTTCTCTCGAATATTTCGATCAGGAGCGGCAGAACCGAAGCGGTGCGAGCCGGTATTTCAGCGGCACCGACGCTGGCGCCATCAACAAAACGGCCAGCGGGACGATGGCGCTGCAGAACATGGCAGCGATGCGCGTCGAGCACATCGCGCGAGTCATGGCGCCGGCCGTCGAATACCTGTTTGAGTGCGTGCATGAGTTGATCAGCAAGCACCAGAACAAGCCCTTGACGGTCAAGCTGCGTGGGCAGTGGGTGACGGTCGATCCGCAAGCCTGGCGCACCAAGCGCGACGTGCGTATCTCGGTGGGCGTGGGTGCCGGCAACAAAGAGAGCATGCAGCAGCAACTGCTGAATATCTTTGGCGCTCAACTGCAGCTGGCGCCGATGGGGTTGACGAAGCCGCAGCATATCCACGCGACGATGACCGAGTTGAGCAAGTTGGCTGGCTTTGCGAACCCGGCGAAGTTCTGGGGCGAGGCGCAGGAAATACAGCCGCCGCAGCCGCAGCCGAACCCGGATCAGATCAAGGCGCAGTCTGCGATGCAGATCGAACAGTTCCGCGCGCAGCAGGACGCCATGAAGGCGCAGGCGCAGCAGCAGATCGAGATGCAGAAGCTGCAAATGCAAGCCGAACTGGACCGCAACCGCGAGGAAATGGACGCGCGGCAGAAGACGCTTGAGGCGCAACAGAAAGCCGAGCTAGAGCAGCAGAAAGCGCTGATCGCAGCACAGCAAGAGGCGCAGCGGCTGGAATTCGAGCGCTACAAGGCGGACCTTGACGCTAGCGTGAAGCTGCAGATAGCCAGCATGGGCAACCAAACGACGCTGGAAACGGCGCAACCCAAGCAAGACCCCCGCGTCGAGGAAATCGTCAAGACGATGCAGGAACTGAAAGCCGAATACGAATCTCCGGCCGAAATCGTGCGCGGTCCGGACGGCAAGGCGCAGGGCGTCAAACGCGGCACCAAGGTGCGCAAAATCATGAGAGGGCAAGATGGCAGAGCAATCGGACTCCAATAAGGTGGCAGCGCAGCCGGCGGTGCTGCAGGCGACTATCCATATCACCCGTGCCGCCACTGGCAAGGTCGAGACGTATCAGATCGTCGGCACGCCGGTCAAAGACGAACCTAAGAAAGAGGCACAGTAAATGGCTGGCACCACGACACATCCCGAGGCGTTCCGCAACACAGTCGCCGACTTGGTGGATAGCACTCTGTCCACAACGGCAAAGCTCGTGTTTCGGCTAAGTGGCACAGCGGCATCGCCCGGTACGGCAGTGTCAACACTATCGATGGCGAACCCTGCATTTGGATCTGCATCGGCAGGCGTTATCACGGCCGGAACGATCACGAGTGACACGAATGCCACCGGCAACGCATCGCCAGTGGCGACAGCGACACTGGAAACCGGCGCCGGTACAGTGATCGTGCACACCACGGTAGCGGCGTCAGGCGATGCGATCAATCTGAGCGGCGGCCTCACCATCGGCGCAGGCGACACGGTGGCGTGCTCGGCGTTGACGTATGCCGCAATGCCATGACCACCACCCGAGTTACCCACCCACTGTCGCACTGGCTGCCAGACATCGCCACGCGCGACGAAGTGCCGATCAACTGGCTCGCGTCGCTGTCTACGCGCATCAAAGCCGAAATCCCTGACGACGAGGAAGGCAACGCCGTCATCAGCGGCCTGGGCGCATGCACCGTCTCCTGGCCGCACACGCTGTCCGAAGTCGAGCAGCTTCAGGCCACGGTCGCCGAGATGCAGGCCACCGCCGCGCAGATCAAAGCGCTGCTGCCCATCGAAGGCGGCGTCTCGGCGCAGGCGGCCGACAAGCTGCGGGAACTGCTGAAGTGAATGCGCAGCAACTGCATTGTCTGGGCCTTCCTGCTGCACCGCCGCAGGCACCGAAAGGGCCGCGAGGGCTACATGATGTGGCGCTGGAGCCGGTGGGGGCCATTTCCACATGCGCTTTATTGCGAGCGCCGACGCACAGGCTCATGGCGCGTCGTGAGCTACGTTCCGCACAACCCGCGCCACAAAAGGCTGCCACCGCCGATGTTCTCGGGGCGCAGCAAGTGGGGCGATCTGTAACCGACAAGACGCAGCCTGCGCCGCTGGGAGATTGAGCATGACACCGGAACAGGCACCGGCAGTCGATACCAAGCACCACAAGTGGTGCGCAATCCAAAACATGCTGCAGTTCAACTTGCCGAAATTCGCCGTCCTGCGATGGGACGATGAACTTCAGCACTGGACCCTGACGGCCACGGGCGCGACCTACGAGGAAGCGAAAGAGCGACTCATCTACTGGCGCGGCAAGGGCAACGAGAACATGACGCTGTTTGCACTGCAGCCGATAGCTGATTCCAACACCGATTTCACGGAGTGAAGCATGACACCTGAACAACTGACGACGCTGAAGGCGGCGATTCTGGCGGAGACGGATGCGGGGTTTGTGGAGTACCGCACGCAGGGCGCTACGGGCGCGATGGCGGCGTTCTACAACGAACAAGCGGCGCCAGCCTTCTACGTTTGGCGCAGCAGCTACACGCCGGATTTGATCGCAAATGCCATCGACGTTGGCGTCACGCAGCTTGACGGGCTTACGGCCAGCAAGCGCGACTCGTTGCTGTGGTGGGCGAACCGACAGCATGATGCCAGGTTGGCACAGACGCGGGCTGCCATCAATGACCTGTGCGGCTCGCAAAACACGCTCAAGAATGCTGTGCTAGACGGCGCCAAGCGACCTGTCACCCGCGGCGAGAAGCTGTACTGCACCGGGGCCGGAACGCTGGCCTCGCCCGCCGCTGCAGGTTTTGAAGGTACGGTCAGCAATGCCGACATCGTGGCGGCGCTGGAGGTCTAAATGGCAACGACTGCAACCTACGCACAAGGCACCAGAAGTTCGGCCGTTCTAGCCCTTGGCACACTGGCGAGTGCGACCTACGTCACCTCAAGCGCTATTGACCTCGGGGCCACGATCCCGATGGACGTGACGTTTGAGATGGAAGCGAACGCCAACGGCACGCCTAGCGGTAACAAGCAGCTTGTGCTGTTCTGCAAGTTCAGCCTGGATAACACGAATTGGGGCAGTGGCCCTGAGAGCGGCACCACGGCGACGGAAGAAGGCGATCTGCACTTTGTCGGCGCCATGCCGACAGTGGATACCAACGACCACCGGAAGTTTTTCAGCCTCGCCGGGTTGCCGATTGCGCGCTACTTGAAGCTGGTGGTGAAAAACGACCTCGGTGTCGCGCTTACCAGCGGCAACGTCTACAAGTCAGACATCACGATTGTCTCGACGTAAGGCCCCGCCGTGCTGATTCTTCAACGGCCGTGGACGCGGCAGCCGCAATATCCGCAGCTGCGTTCAGCGTTCGCTCGGCACTGTACTACGCTGCTTGTTGGCAGCAATCGTTCGCTTGTCAAAGGCGTTTTCGGCGTAGACAACCCTGTATTTACATACCCTGGTATCGCCGCATCAAAAGACGGCATTGCTGTTACGGCAACGAGTAGTGTTCAACTGCTGTCAAACGGGTCTACGGCTGTTCCTGATGGCACCGAATTCACTTGTATCTATGTCAACGCATTAAATAATACTGCGGCGGCCCCTAACTTAACCAATGGGCAGCAGGGATTACAGGGAATACTAGAGTTTCACTGCTATTTTCGGTATTCTGACGGAAACGCCTATTTTAGATGGGGCGGAAACACGGATGGGGTTACTTCCGTTAGCGGTCCGGCACCAGCATCAAACGGCGTGTGGTTGTTGTCTACAGGCGCAGAGGGCATGCAAATATGGCGCAATGGAATACTGATCGCTAGCAATACAGCATCGCCAAACAGAGGATACAACTCACTGTCGTTGCGGCACGCTAATGGAGGTAGCGTAAGCGTTGCTGTTCCGTTGCTTGGGTTTTTTGCCAAGCAGTACCCAAAACCGATCAACAAAGCGTTGTCTGAAAACCCCTGGCAACTCTTCGCCCCCCGCCGCATCCCCATCCCCGCGCCAGCCGCAGCCGCCACCGCCCCCACGATCACCGCCCTGAGCGCGCGTCTCATCACCGCCACCAGCGCGCAGCCGCGGATCAGCTACAGCTAGCGCGATGGCCACGCTCTATTTCTGCGCTCTCCCATCGGCCACGACGCCGACGTGGAACCGCGCAAACATCGGCACCAATGCGGGGTTCTCGGACTCCCCGCCGATGTACGGCACGCAGGGCAGTGCGCCCGCTGCGCCGCAGACGGATTACGAACCGACGATCACCTGGACCGGCTCGCTCACTGCCGGCACCAGCTACAAGCTGTGGGCGATCTGGGATGACGGCAGCGCCAGCAGCAATTCAGGGGCGCCGTTTGGAAGCGATGCGTTCGAGGCGATATTCACATCGATTGGCGCGCTCGCAGCGCAAGCAGCGACCGTAGACGGTGCCGCGACACACTACACCCTGCACGCAAGCACCGGCGCGCTAGCTGCAGGATCTGCCGTCGTCAGTGGCACAGCAGAGCGTATCGGAACGTCATCGTTTGAGGCTACAGGTGCGCTCACGGCGCAAGCCGCCATTGTTGCCGGCACGGCCAGCCACCTGACGCTGCACACCAGCACTGGTGCGCTGGCGGCCCAGGCGGCGACGGTGGCGGGTACAGCTGCGCATTACACGCTCCACGAGGCTACGGGTGCACTTGAGGCTCAATCTGCAACCGTGGCGGGTACAGCCGCAGTGCAGGCGTATCAGCAAATCGTGCTGAGTTTGCCAACAGTGATCGACATCACTGCCACCACCGCCCGCGGCCGAGTGACCGCCACCGAATACGCATAGGACACGTCATGGCAAACATCGCCCGCGACCTCATCAAGTGCAGGATCAGCAACGACCCCGGCACGACTGGCAGTTTCATACTGGACACGGCGTTCACCAATTCGCTGCTGCCGGCCGCTGCCGACGACGGGCTGAAGTTCAAATTGAACATCACCGAGAACGGCGTCGGCACCGAGATTCGGCGGAACTGCACCTACACCCACAGCACGACGACTTTCTCTCGTGGCACGATGGTGCGCAGCACGGCTGCGGCAGATGCGGCGTTGGACTTCACCAGCGCGGCCATCGTGTCCGTGGTGCCGAGTGCGGAGGATTACCTGACTGGAATTGTGATCGGCCTGTCAACCGCGAACACGTCAGATGCCGCCACGGCAAACCATGCCGCAATCCAAGCTGAACTAGATGCCGGCGGGTTGGTGCAGATCCTTGCCCCCGGAACCTACTACATCAATAAGACACTGCTTGTTCCAAGCTACACAGAACTCCGGATGGCGCCTGGAGCGCGCCTCAAGAAATACGGAGGGCTGAATCAGTTTCATTTAATCCGCAACAAGTACGCGCAGAACGGGTGCTATGTGAACGGGGCGACGGTGTCCGGCGGTGAGATCACGATCAACGACTACGGGCACCCGTGGGAGGTCGGTGATCAGGTATACGTCGAGGGCATGCTGACAAATACGACGCTGAACGGCGCGAAAACCGTGACGGCGACGGTGCCAGGCGTATCGTGGACCTATGCGGCCAGCGGCGCGAACCCTACGAACAGCGCTGTCCAGCTCGCGTTCACCAGCCCGTACTACCCAATCGCTGGATCAAATTTCACGCGGGCATCCAATGTGGTGACAGTGCTGGAATCTGGTCATGTGCGCGGTCGCGGCGATCGTTTGTGGATAGCGGGTCTCAGCGGCACGAACTCGTTTAATGGAGTCGTGGAAATTGTCGGGGTTGACCCAGGTGTTTCGTGGACATACGCGAACACTGGCGCGAATGAAACGGCGACTGGAACAGCGCAAGTGCTCGGGGATCAGTGCATTACCGTAAACCTGGATATGGACGGTAATGTGGCAAACATGACGTACAACCAATGGGGGGTGCACCTCTCGCATTGGGGCAACATCTCAAAGTTTGACGGGACGATTTTTGATTCGCGTTACGGCACTGGCGGCCGGGTCGTAAATGTTTACAACGCCACGGATTTTCACATCCCGCTTGCGCGTGCAAGTGAGTCAGTTGCTGTTGTTGTGCAGTTCGACAGCTACTGTGATAGATGCGTGGTTGGCACCATTTTGGCGCCACAGGCCGCAGACGATTTATTGGCGTGGGGCGTTACCAGCGCAGAAGGCGTTTTTGCAGATACGTCGCCGCCAACAGGTCCAGGCAGCATGGGGGCATTGATCGCCGGCAACCTGATTGGTTCAAGCCCGACAGGGCTGCTCAAGATGTATTGCAAGTCAGGCTACAGCCTTGGCGATGTTCACATTGGCACCATACGTGGCAGAGGACCAATTACCATAGGCGACGGCGCCGACGCTGGAGTGTCAGGCGGAAGTTTTAATTCTTTGTCCATTGAGTCCATCGAGGTTGAGCAGTACGCAACAGACGAAACAGCCATGAAGCTCGGCAATGGTGGGCTAAGTTCCACCGGGTCGGTGTATATCGGTCGGTTTGTTGATAGGGGCGTTGGCACAGATTTAGGCATGCTGCTTAACATAGGCAGCGCGTTTGCCTCAATCACAATCGGTGAACTGGTGTCCACCATAGGGCGAGTGCGCTACGGCATTCTTGTTGGCGCAAATGTTGGTCGTTTAACAGTAAATAGCGGAACCGTTAGTAGTGCCGGCGACTTGTCTAATTGGATACTTACAAACCCTGGGATTGTGGATATTTTGCAGTTGTCTAATATCAAATACTCAGCCAATGGGACATCAAACGGTAATTTGATATCGGAATCTGGTGATGGATACGTCAAGTCCATCTACATTACAAACTTTGACGGATACAACTGCAGGTCAGTGTTTACGGGGCAAAGCGCAGGGTTGACGCATAACATCTACGCGAGCAACATGCGGCTGACCACAGTGGGAAGCCCATTTGGCTATGACGCGACTGGCACGTTCAACCTGTCTCTGTCAAATGTTGAATGCGTATCTACTCCGAATAACCTGCTGCAGTTCTATGTGGCTGGTCAAGTAATCCGCGCTGTCGCCAACGGCCTCAAGGCGCCGACAGGTCAGTATTGTTTGTTTTATGACACCATACAAGTCGGTCTCGACGGCAAGGACTGGAAAATAGACCTCGGAGCAAATGCCGGCTCACCGCCGTCGCAGTTGGTGCCGGTGGCTGGCGATCAGGTGTGGAACACCAACGCAACCGGCACGGGTCTGTACGGCAGGACGGCTGCCGGCGCTTGGACGCAGATTTTCTAGCCCATGACCTACGGCACCGCTTCCTACGGATCAGCCGGCTACGGCGAGGCTGGCGGGTCCAGCGTCGTCCTGTACTGGGCCGTCCAGCCGTCGGGCACCACGAACTGGGCAGACAACGCCACGGGCGCCGGTTATATCGCCGCGGGCCTGGACGGCACGGGCGCTGCTCTGCCGGCGGGCAGCTACGGCAGCCAGGAGTACACCGGGCCGGGCACGCTGGACATGGCGGTGGCGGCCAGCGGGCTGACGCCGGGGCAGAGCTACGAGTTCGGGTACGTCGTCTATGACTCTGTCAGTTACTCCAATGTCGTCGTCAGTGCGGCGTTCCGCACATCTGGTGGCGCTGCGCAGGCCGGCGGCGGCAAATCACGCAAGCCACGCAAGCGCCGGCTACAGGTCGAAATCGACGGCCAGGTCATCGAAGTCGCAACGGAGCAAGAAGCCGAAGCGGTGCTTGCCGAAGCGGCTCAGAAGGCCACAGAAACAGCGAAGCTCGCCATTGATCGCGCAGTCAAGGCCAAGCGCCGGCCGGTGCGCAAGATCGTTCGGGACGCTGAAAAGGCGCTTACGGTTCCAGATGTTGCCGTGTCGCCCAGTTTGCAGAGCTACGCCGATCAGATGATCGGGAAGATTCGCGCCGAATACCAATCGGCCCTGTCGGCTATCGAGATTGCGGCGCACATGGCACAGCGTGAGCGCGAGATCGAAGAAGACGACGAAGACGTTTTGATGCTGCTATGACACCACGCGAGCGAGCCGACAGAGCAAGACAGCTGCTTGATGACCCCGTTTTTGCGCACGTCTTCACGGACATCCGCGAGCAACTCGTGGCAAAGCTGGAATCGTGCCCCGTCGGGGACGTTGAATCGCAGCACGATCTGACCATTACGTTGCAACTCCTGAAGCAGTTGAAAACGCAACTCGCTCGCTATTGCGACGAAATTGTGTTAGATAATGCGCGAGAGCGTCAGGCGTCATGGCTGAAGCGCGCGAAGCAGTCACTCACGACCTAGCGGCCCCGGCACGCTAGATAGTCGAATCTAGCCGGATGAGGAAGATATGAGCACTGACACCCCCCAAGCGGAATCAGAAGTCTCTATCGAGTCGCGCCTATCTGCTGCATTCGCTGCAGATGAAACGGAATCGCCTGAAGCGGCGCCCGTGGAATCTGCACCGGAAGCCAGCGAAGAGCCGACAACGGAAGTTGAAACGGAAGAAGTCCCGGAAGACGTTTTCGAGTTCGAGGCCGACGACGGCACGACTCTGAAACTGCCGGCTGCGGTCGAGAAGGCGGTATTGCGCCAGCGCGATTACACGCAGAAGACCATGCAACTCGCCGAGTTGCAGAAGCAGGCACACGACAGACTCCAATACGCCGAAGCGCGGGAACAGCTATCTGCTGCCGTGATGGAGGACGTAACGCAACTCCGCTCGATTGAATCTCAACTGAAGCAGTATCAGGACGCCGATTGGCCGGCGCTTTACGAAGCGAACCCCGGCCAGGCGCTGCGATTCCAGCAAGTCATGCGCGATCTTGAAAAGCAGATCACGCAGAAGCAGCATGAAATCAATGCGAAGGTGCAGCACGTTCAGCAGGCCACGCAGAAACATAACCAGTTTCAGTGGGAGGCGGCTGAGAAGGGTGCGCGCCAGATGATCGGCGAGATCAGTGCTGCTGACAATGCGGCCATGCTGCGCACGGTGGAATCGCTCGGGATCACTCCGAAGGAGTTCAAAGAGCGCTTTGCCGATCCGCGCATCATCGCCGCGGTGCACAAGGCTGCCAAGTGGGACTCGCTGCAATCCAGCAAGCCACAGGCGGTCAAGACTGCGAACCAAGCTCCCCCGGTCGTCAAGCCTGGGGCCAGTAAAGGGCCTGGCGCAGCATCGCAGCAGAAATACAAGGACGTTCGGTCCAGCCTGAAGAAATCAGGCTCTGTTGAAGATGCGGCCCGGCTATTCCTGCTTAGGGGAATGTAATGGCAGCTACTGTTGCGGCAACAAAGGTCTTCGACCTTTCCGGCGGTGCGCTCAAGGAAGACCTTGAGGACATCGTGTATGACATCAGCCCGATGGACACGATCTTCATGACTCGTGCCAGCCGGTCCACCGTGCGCAGCACCACGCACGAATGGTTGACCGACAGCCTGACGGCAGCAACCAAGAATGCGCAGATCGAAGGCGACGCGTTCACGGCCGTCGCGCGGGTTCTCCCGTCGCGGCTGAAGAACTACACCCAGATCAGCAAGAAGGACTACGAAGTCACCGGGACTTCGCGCGCCGTTGACAACGCAGGGATGAAGGAAATCCTCGCGTATCACACGGCGCGGGCGGCCAAGGAACTGAAGCGCGACATGGAAGTCTCCATGCTTGGCGCCTATCAGGGCACGGCCGGTTCTTCGGTGCTGGCGCGCACTGCGTCGGCGGTCGAGACGTGGATTCACACGAACAACCACATCAAGATCAGCGGTCAGACGACATCGACGACTCCGGCGCCTGTGTCGGGTGTTGCGCAGACTGTGACGGCCGGCACGGCGGCAGCGTTCGCATCGGGCGATCTGGACAGCATGATCACGCAGGCATGGTCGTGCGGCGGCGAGATCGATACGGTAATGTGCGGCCCGACGATGTACCAGAAGATCAGCACGTTCACTTCGCTGGCTACCCGGTTCCGCGATGTTGGCTCGCGCCAGCAAGCGCAGATCATCGGCGCCGCGGATGTCTACGTGTCGTTCGCTGGCTCGCACAATATCGTCGTGTCGCGCTGGTGCCAGGCCGCTACGGTGCTGGCTCTTGACATGAAGACTTGGGGCGTCGGCTACCTGCGGCCGTTCCGCACGATCGACATTGCCAAGATCGGTGACGCCGATCGCCGCACGATCCTCGCGGAATGGACGCTGATTGCGAAATCGCCGACGGCAAACGCCAAGGTGACGAACGTCACGTCCTAAGGCAACTGAAGGGGGAGGGGAAACCTTCCCCCTTTTTACATGAAGCGACTGCTGGACTTCAATCCTCTCACGGGTGAAAGCGTCACGTTCGAATACGAAGCGAACGACACGATGCGGATCACGCATAACCAGGACGTAAGCGCCATCTTGAGCGCCAATCGTGATCTGGCGAACAACGATGATCTGACGACGCGAGGCATAAAAAAAGACATGTGGCACTATGCCACGATCCCGAACATCGTGATTCAGAAGTGGAAGCAGGAAAAGGGCGTCGATGTTTTCGACAAGGCGCACCGAAAGAAGGTTTTCAGTCTGCTGAATTCTCCTGAGTACGCATACCTGAAGACGACGCGCAAGCATCATGGCGGTTGATTTACTGCTGGCGGCAAAGCGCGCATTCGAGGCCGGGCACACGGATGCAGCCTGGAATCAGATCAACATCGTCTTGAATGAAGAATGGGAACGTCCTGATGCGCTCTACGTCGCTGGCTTGATCCAGCGCGAGCGCGGAAACGTCGCAGTAGCGGCGCATCTGTTCAGGCGTGCTTTGGCAAGCGAACAGAAACAAGTCAATCTCTGGATGCACTACGGCGCGTGTCTGCATGACATGCACCTGCACGACGACGCGCGGCAGGCATTTGAGGTGGTGCGGCGCCAGCTACCTACGGACGCGCAGCCGGTCGCCAATATCGCCAGTGGCTATGTGCAGCAGGGCAAGCTACATGACGCATACACCACCGCCGATGAGGCACTGAAACTCAACCCGGACAACCTAATAGCGAAAATTGCGAAGGGCTATGCCTCGCTCGGGTTGGGCCGGTGGCGTGACGCATGGGCGCTGTGTGAGGCGCTATACGGAGAGCACGTCACGACGCGCATCTATAACGATGCGGCGCATGAGGAACCCGAATGGGACGGCACCAAAGGGAAGACTGTCGTCGTCACTGCCGATCAAGGCATCGGGGACATGATCCTGTTCGCACAGTGTCTGGAAGACATGGCGAAGGACTGCAAGCGCGTCATTGTCGAAGTCCCGGCCAGGCTTGAAGACCTGTTTCGACGCTCGTTTCCTGACGTGCATGTATACGGCACGCTAGGGCGCGTGAATATGGACTGGGTGAAGGCATACAACATAGACGCGCGGGTTAACCTGTCATTCCTTGGGCGGTTCTACCGGAACAAAGACGCAGACTTCCCGCGCAAGCCGTATCTCGTGCCGTCGCCAGCGTTGCAACGCAAGTGGCTGGATTGGCTAGAGCAGTTCCCAAGGCCGTGGATAGGGCTTGCATGGGAAGGCGGCCTAGTGTCCACGATGAAAGCGCGGCGCAGCGTCAAGCTAGATGCCTATGCAAAGGTGATTCAGCAGGGCGGAACATGCTTTGATCTGAGCTACCGTGATTCGCTTGAAGAAGTGGCGCGATGGAATATCGAGCACCCGAAGCAGATCGTTCACCCGTGGCTAGACGAAAGCAACTATGACGACACGGTAGCGTTTGCCAGCGTCATGGATGAAGTCGTGACCGTGACGACAGCGCTCGCGCATGTTTGCGGCGCACTCGGTCGCACGGCGCGCGTGCTGGTGCCAGTCAATCCGCAGTGGCGATATCAATATCGGTGCGGCGACGGAATGATCTGGTATCCAGAATCATCGGTGAAGCTGTACCGGCAAAAGCCCGGCGAGGACGGGTTTGCGCCGGCCATCAATCGTCTAGTCAAAGACATGGCGTGAGAGAGCCGGGATATATCAAGTCGGCTTGCCATAACTGGGTGCTTGATGCCCTGGCGGTGCAGGCAAAGAAACGCGGCATTTGGCACCATACCAATGTCGTCATGGGGCTTGCGTGCGGCAGGGCTCGGAAGTGGATGGAAGAAGGCCGGGACTTCATCTATCTCGATCATGCCTACTTCACTCGCGGATGGGCGCATAACAACTTCCGGGCAGTGCGCAATGGCGTGCACCTGAACATGATCAAGCCGCGGCCACCAGACAGGCTAGAGCGCTTCGGCATCACGGTGGAACCGTGGCGCAAGACGGGCACCAAGATCGTGATCATCCCGCCGTCGCCGTTTCACGTTGACATCTGGCCGCACCTGAAGACATACGTCGAAACGACAAAGCAGCGACTTGCAGAAGTCACTGATCGGCCGATCTACGTCAAGACACAAAAGGGACAGCTGCGGCAATGCCTGGCCGATGCGTGGGCGCTGGTCTGTCCTGCAAGCGTGGCCGGGGTAGAGGCAGCATTGATGGGCGTTCCGGTGTTCTCGAGTCCCATGTGCCCGTCGGCACCTGTGAGCGCAGGCAGCATTGACGACATAGAGAATCCGCTACTTGTGGACAACCGCAGAGAGTGGGCGGCTTCGCTGGCCTATGCGTCGTGGAACGCCTCAGAAATAGATGACATTGACTGGCTCGAATATGACTATCAAATGCGTCACGACATGCCATCGTGAAGGATGGGACCAATACGGGCGCGCATTCCGCGACGGATGGCGGCATGTGCCGCATGATCTGACGTGGTACACGGAAAGCTTTGATCTGCCGCCGGCAGAGCGCATCACGGAGGTCAAGAACGATGGCCTAGAGAAACTGCAGGCGTTCAAAAAGCGCTTTTCGTTTTACAAACCGCCGTACTATCAATGGGATGTCGTCAGGTTCTCAAATAAGGTCTACGCTGTGCACGATGCGCTGCGCAACCATGACGGACTAGGGCTATGGATCGACGCCGACATGATCCCATTTTCCGACGTGCCTGGCGGCTATATCGAAAGCCTGCTTGCGCCGGGCGATTACATCGCCATGTTCCGGCGCAAGGGGTTCTATTCCGAGTGCGGATTCTGGGTGGTGGACTGCACGCATCCGCAGCATGGTGCATTCATGGATAGGCTGCTCGGCCTGTACGAAGACGGCGACTTCAAGCACTTACGAGAGTGGCATGATTCATACTTGATGGATGCTGTCGTCAAGCAGATGGAGCGGGACGGGAAAATCAAAGTCACGAACCTGTCTGGCGTGCACTCAGGCGATGAGCACCCGATGGCGAAGGCCGATCTGGCGAAGTATTTCGATCACCTGAAGGGGCCGACTCGCAAGGAGTTGGGCGCCAGCCCGGAAAACGAACACAGGAAGGCAGCATGAGATACGAACAGCTTCTAAAGGCCGTGCGCGAGAAGCAGCCGCGCGCCATTCTTGAGGTCGGCACATGGAACGGCGAGCGAGCGCGCCAGATGCTGAATCTGTGTCCGACGGCCAAATATTACGGGTTCGATCTGTTCGAAGAAGCGAACGTCGAAACCGACCGGGCGGAGATGAACGTCAAGGCGCACTATTACCTGGAGACGGTGCAGGAGCGGCTAGAGGGATGGGACGCGCAGCTACACAAGGGCAACACCCGCGAGACACTGGCAAACTTTGACGAGCCGGTTGATTTCGTGTGGCTTGACGGCGGTCATTCTGTCGAGACAATCCGCAGCGACTGGGAAAACATCAAGCGCTGCCTGACACCGGATGCATGGGTGTTCTTCGATGACTTCTATACTGGGGCGATTGATACCAAGCGCTTCGGGTGCAATGAGATCGTCAAAGACTTGAAGCATGAAGTGCTGCCGGAGGCCGATCCTGTCTCGGGTGGCGGCCTGGTGCAGATGGTGAGGGTGTATCCATGATCACTGAGCGAAAGATCACAGAGCGCGTTGACCGCGTGACAAGCATCCCGGTTTTCACCCGGTCGCCCATTGCGCCTGCACCGCAGTCGTGCAAGATCGAGATCACCAGTTTCTGCCCGTACAAATGCACATTCTGCGCAAAGAGCACCAGCACGACGCCAGATGGCGAGATGCCGCGGGCTCTGTATTCGCGGCTGATCCGCGAGATGCGCGACTTCGGGGTTCAGGAACTGGCGCCATTCTTCGTCGGTGAGTCGTTTCAATGCACATGGCTTGCCGATGCCGTCAAGGAAGCCAAGGACGTAGGCTATCCCTACGTGTTCTTGACGACGAACGGCGCATCGGCAACGGAAGCCAAGCTCAAAGCAGTCATGGCGGCCGGGCTGGACTCGCTCAAGTTCTCGATTAATTTCCACAGCGCCGAGCAACTGCAAGCGGTGGCGCAGGTCAGCCCGAAGTTCTGGCGGCGCGCTATCGACAACCTGAAGTTGGCGCGCAAGATCAGGGATGAGGGCGGCTACAAATGCGGCATCTATGCGTCTTCGATTGCCTTCGACGGCGAGCAAGGCGAGAAAATGCAAACCGTCATTGACGAGATTGCCGAGCACTGCGACGAAACCTACAAACTGCCGCTGTTTTCAATGAACGGAGCGGCAAAGGCGAACGGCATGAAGCCCGGCCCAGGCAATCCGGGCCGGCTGGACAAGATGCGCGACCCGTTGCCGTGCTGGTCCGTGTGGCAAGCGCACATTGATCGGCATGGTCGGCTGATCGCATGCTGCTTTGGCGACACGCCAGACAACGCGCACGTTATGGCAGACCTGACGCAGACATCATTCTCCACTGGCTGGAATAGCCAGAAATTCCAAGCGCTGCGCGCTGCGCATCTGGCGAAGGACGTTAGCCGCACAGGATGCGCTGACTGTGTAGCAGGATGATCCCGATCTACGCCGGCTTCGACCCGCGCGAGGAGGCTGGATACCACGCTTTCACGTCCAGCCTTCTAGAGCACGCATCGTGTCCGTTCACCGTCACGCCGCTGCACCTACCGCTGTTCCGCAGCTTCTATGCGCCTGGCGTGCGCGACGGGTCCAATGCGTTCGTCTACACCCGTTTCCTGATCCCGTTCCTTCAGGGCTACACGGGCAGCGCCATCTTTTGCGACGGATCGGACATGATTGCAATGGCAGACATTGCCGAACTGTGGGCGCTGCGCGATCCGTATAAGCCGGTTCAGGTAGTCAAGCATGACTACCGAACCAAGTGGCCGCGGAAGTATCTCGGCACGAAGATGGAAGCGCCGAATGAGGACTACAGACGCAAGCAATGGTCTAGCGTGATGATCATGAACTGCATGCACATGTCATGGCGGCAGATCACGCCGGAGTCGGTGCAGCAGATGACGGGCGCGCAGCTTCATCAGTTTTCGTGGCTGGCCGACGATCAGATTGGGGAACTGCCGAAAGTGTGGAACTGGCTTGCAGACGAAGACGGCGCGAACCCGGAGGCCAAGCTGCTGCACTTCACGGCTGGCGTTCCG